TCCTCCGCCCTGTTGATGACGACCTGGGCCACAGCAACCTGCGCGTTGAAGGGCTGGCCCCTCGCTTCCCAATAGACTGCTTGCGCTAGACACCGCATCTCCCGCAGCGGGTCAGCAGCCTTCGCCACAACAGGGAGCAACGACGCCAGCAATGCCAGCGCCGCCAGCCGCCACCTCACCGGCCTTCTCCCACATCATGATCGTCGTCATCCCAGACTCCGAACACGAACATACAGACGAGGATTACTGTCACCAGTACGAACAGTCCTTCGTACCACATCACGCCTTTTCTCCCATGAGAATTGCCCTCATACCATCGGCTGCCACCGGGTAGCCGGCTTCGCGTAGCGCGTCTTCCGCTGTCTTCACCGCCCTGCGAAGCCTGTCAATCTCAGCGACCTGCGCGCAGGCACCCGGTGCCGGGCAGCCAATAGGCTCCGGAGTGGAGGGACCGAAGGTGCGCCCGCCCAACGTAAGCCGCAGACTGGCAACCTCGGCCCGCAGCTTGTCACGCGAGGCGAGGATCGCTTGGAAATCCTCGATTGTTAGAACAGGCCGCTCGCCCGCTGCCACAAGGATCTCGGTCACGCGCTGCCGCAGTTCATGCGACGGAGTTGATTCGGTATGGAAGACTTCGAGGATCATAGCGTCATCTCCTAGACAGCGGAAAGGGGCAGACCGAAGTCCACCCCTCCCCTGCCCTACTTGTTAGCGGATACTCACGCCGCCTTCTTGTTGTTGTTATACCAGTCCACCGAGTAGTAGCGGTCCACCTTCAGGCGCGGCGTGTTCAGCGGGGTGCCGTCCCGGTTGGCAGTCTCATGCGAGATCGTCACCACCACGTCGTTGCCCGGCAGGATGTCCGCCGTGTCACGGATGGTCTCGCCCACCACATCAGGGGAGATACGCGCAAGCCGTTCCTGCACGTAGCCGATAGTCTTCTCAGTAATCCACTGCGTGTCACGGAGGCGGCACTTCGCCAGCTCCACACCTTCCATGTCTTCGTTATGCATGGGCTCGACCATCGTGTAGGTCAGCTCGATACCCTGCGTACCGGAGTTCGCCTTGACGAACTTGACGGACTGCACCGTCACCAGATAGTCACCAGCCGGAGCCTGCCGGAAAGCCGGGCGCTCGGAAGCGGTGTTCTCAATGACGGTATCGAAAAGGTCAGCCACTTGTCTTCTCCACTTGGGTTTGTCACTACGAGGTGACGGGGATACACATACATCTGGAGCGCGTCCCCGTCAAGCACTATCTCCAGAAATCTTTTAGGGCTTAGGCTTCAGGTCGGCACCGTTGCCTGTGTATACATGAGCATAGATTAGCTCCTGCTCGACCTGCTGGAAAAAAGATTCCAAGCTGGGCTTACGGGATTCCGGGTAACCTTTCTCTCCGTACAAGTCTCCGATACGAAGAGGCCCGCCTTTGAGCCGTAGCTCTTTTGATACGAAGTATTTCTTCCCGCCGGGCAAGCGCATGTTAGCGGCTCCCGGTCAGGCGGTCAAGCATGGAGGCGAGGTCGAAGTCCTCGACCTGCTTGATGAGGTTGGGTGCGGAGGTACGGAGCGAAGCCTTGTCGGTCGCGCCGGTCTTAAAGGTACGCTTGCCATCGCGCCCCACTTCGAGGTGCCAGATGTCAGAGAAGTAAGTCTGCATCTTCTTCGAGAACTTCTCCCCGATGCCGACCGGAATGTCACGGGCCTTACCCACGATCTTCCCCTGGTCGTCCTTCTCGCCGGTCTGCATCAGGTGCGTCAGCACGATGACGGAAGCACCCACCTTGGGTCCGGTCAGGTGATCGAGGATCGCACCGTAGTAGCGGCCCGCCACATTGTAGAGCGAGCGCAGGTCACGCTTCGTCTCAGGGTCTTCGTGTGCGGCCAGCAACAGCATCTCCCCAAGGAAGGTGCCGCTGTCGATCACGATGACGTCCTTGGCAGTCAGACCCAGCACCGGGCCAAGGTCTTCGGTCGGCGTCTTCCAATGTTCCAGCAGCTTGCAGAACTGGCGCATGGAATCGACGGCCTGCTTCGGAGCGATGGAGGTGCCCGCGAACAGGTTGGTGTTGGTGATCTTCGCCACCGCATAGGTGTTGATGTAGACGTCGGCAGCGCCCGGCTTCAGGTAGGAACCGATGACGCGGCTGTTGCTGTCGAAGTCATGGATCAGCAGGCGGTAGCCAGAGTTGGCAAGCTGGGCCAGCGCCCCCGTCTTACCGGAAGCGGGCTCGCCGCAGATCAGGATGCGAGGCGGAATCTTTGTGGCTTCGAACTTAGGCACTGAAGAGAGTCTCCTCTACGGAAGGGATACGATTGTTACGTGGATCTGTTTGCCATTGCGGACACAGGTGCGCCACCTGACACCAGTCTTGGCATCGCACAGCTTCACCTGGCCGGTGTTCTACATACAGGCCCGCACTCGTACTTGCAAGCTGTTCCGCTTCGACCGGATTGTCGAACAAGCGGACAGCCTTCACCGCACCGCGCTTCATCACCGCCCACTTAGCGGGACGCGCCCACACATCCTGCTCGGAACAGGACTGCGCCTCGGCTGCCTGATGCAAGCGGATGCGTTCTTCGATGAAGGCGTCGGCCTGCTCGGGTGTCCACAGCGGCACACTCATAATCAGCACCGGGGCTTGAGGGTAGTCTTGAGTCTGCTTGCTGCGGCCCTTCGACCAGTCGCGCAAGATCGCGATGACTGACATGGCCGGTATGACCATGCCCTTCTCACGCTCCAGCATGCGCCGATAGATGTTAGTCTGCTGCTCCCATTCACGGGGCACCTGCCCGGCCTTGATCTTGGCGACCGACGTCAGCTTGAAGTCCAGCAGTTCGCCGGTCCCCAGCAGCAGGTGATCGACCTGGCCCTTCACCTTCCAGCCGAGATACTCCGCATACAGCGTGGCCTCCACCATGACGAAGGCGTCGCCATCCGCTGCCCGCTCGATGATGTGGTGCATCGACTGGCCCTGCAACGAATAGATCCGGTCGCTCACATCCTCCTCAAGCTCATCGTCATGTTCGAGCTTGAGCCTCCGCATCTGAGGGGGCACCAACAATTCCGTTACCGAAATGTCAGCCTCCCCTTTCGTATACGAATCATTCTGCACCGCCCGGACAATCGCCTCGGGCAGCCGCAACTTATTGGTCAGCTTCATGCCCCGCCTCCCCAAGTGCTGCCGTCAATGGTATTCGGCATCGCGGATAGCCCTCCCAACTGCCAAGAGCGCCAAGCCCATGCCGAAGAATCCTATCGCACTTGCAAAGCCGCTCGCATCATACACACCATACGTCAGCATCGACCAGCCCATCAGGAATAATGTCGAGTGGCTCATAGCTTGGCGTCCAGCAGGTCGGCGGGCAGGGGGCCAGCCTTCTTCTTCTTGGCTACGGCGTTGGCCTTCTTGATCTTGGCCGCACCCTCGGCAATGGCAGCGTCATCACGGCGGGCCTTGCGGTTGCGCTCGTTGATCTTGCGAAGCTCGGCCACGATGAAGTCGATGTCTTCCTGCGTGGTTTCCTCGGGATCGCGCGCGAAGACCTGCGCCCTAGTGAGGCGGTTCAGAACAGGAGGATTATCCACAGGCCCAGCAGCAGGTGTATCAGTCGCATCGTCACTCATCTCTGTGTCTCCGGAAGGGGTGAGAAGGGGAGAGCCGAAGCCCTCCCCAACCTGTACGTTAGTCTTCGCTGTCCTGACCCAGCCAGAACAGGTAGTCTGCCTCTTCCTGCGCCGCGTGCGCCGCATCCATGTCGTAGATCGGCTTGCCCTTGAAGATGTCGTCGGCGTTGGGCACCTCGAACATCACCTCATAGGAAGTGCAGCGCAGCTTCTGGTTGCCATAGTCAGAGGGCACGGACACCACGTTGGCCGGGTCGATCTTGACCGCGACCATCTTGTCACCGTGCGACATGAAGCCCCGCGCATATTCGTAGGCGGCAGCATGGAAGCCGTAGCTGCAAGTCTTGTTGCGGTCGTCATCCACATCATGGCGAGGCATGGAGTGGACCTTGCCAGGCGCATTGTCGAAGCGTCCGGAGTGCTTGTCCCGGAAGTCGGAGCGCACCGCCTTGTATGCGAGGAAGTACCCGTCCGGAGTGATCGGCAGGTCAGCCGCTTCAAGGAACAGGAACAGTTCGTTGCGGCTGGTCATGGACGGGTTCGCCATGAGGTTGTCGAGGAACTTGCAGTAGTGGTCGATGGGCAGGCCCTCGCGGAAGAACAGCATCATCTTGTCCACAAGGTAGCCGGTGATGGGCTGACCCTTGTAGGTCACGCCATCGTCGGTGACAGCCACGTTGCCCGCCGTCATGGTGTTGACGAAGGACTTGACGGAGCCAAGCTCGACAGCCCGGTCGAAGTCACGCGCCTTGAGAGCCTCGACCACAGCGTCAAAGTTCATGTGCGAGGCATCGACCGTGAGGGGCGGCTCCCCAAAGGGGAACAGTGTGACGGACTTGGAAGTGAGAACGAACGGAACCATTGCTGATATCTCCTTCGGTTCAGCGGTTGATGTAGTCGTTGAGGATACCCTCGGGTACATTCTGGAAGTTGATGTGGTGCAGCATCGGGTGCATGTCGAGGAACTTCTTCCACTCTGCTGCAAGTTGGTAGCCTACATTCCTGCCCCGCTCCCTCGCCGAGGTCTGCCCACCGGACATCATGGTATCGAGACCATCGTGCGTACCGTACTTGTAGTAGTCGAAGGTCCGCTTGGAGTAGGGGCGGATGATCTGTAGCACAGAATCGAAGCCCTTCCAAGTAGCTTTTTCAAGCGTCGCACGGCGCGGTGATCCGGACTGCGCCAGCCAGTTGAGGACGGCACAGGTCTTGTAGTGTTCCTCGATGAAAGCCTCGGGCACATTGGCAGCCACCCACGCAGGGTCGAAGCGGACCCAGCCGTGCAGGGCAAGCGATGCCTGCAAGGTCTTGGACTTGTCGAGGACCGCCTTCGACAAACCGATGACGCGCGGGTTCACGGACACCCCAAGGAAGCCAATGGTATGAAGCGAACGCAACGCCCGCTGGTAATTGGCAGGAGGTGACCCTTCCGTGAACTCCAGATAGATGCCGCCGCTTGCCAGATCGAGGGGCTTGGTCGTCCGGTCGAAGCTGTAGTCAGTCGTGTCGAAGACGTAGCCTCGGGTCTTCGGCGCAGATGAGGTGGGTGCTGCCGCAGTAGAGGGCAGGGCAGCCAGATCCGTGTCGATGTTGACGGGCTTAGGGATGCCGCGCTTCTCGCACAGATCACAGAAGTCCTGATAGGGGACGCCGCTGACCACGGTCAGCTTCACATCTTCCCTCGGGGTCAGCAGGGGATAGGCATGCTTCAGCTTGGCATAGGTCGCAGCCGATACCTTCGACACCCACATCACCTCCCACCTCGTGTTCTTGTAGCGCGGGAAGCTGTGTTCGAGGACGGTATCGTTGTCGTCATAGGACTCGCGACAGAAGTTAGCCCAATGCGTGTGCCGCGTGTAGTCGAACAACTTAGGGGCGGCGCCACTCACCCAGAGAGGGGAGAGGTCGATGCTTTCCTTCGCGTTGATCGCGCGCCCCTGCCAAGTCAGGTGGATGTGATCCTTCAACGCACCCATCACGGGACCGCGAGTGATGCCATCATAGGCGTGAAGGTATCGACGGGCAGCGGCCAGCGTGGGCTGCTTCGCAACGTCAGCCTCGACATGCTGTTTGAGATCGCGCAGGATTTCGGCCAGGCGCAGGGTCAGATACTTGATGGTGGCTGGGTCATAGGACAGCGCCTCCCGCGAAGGGCTGATCGCCACGCTGCCCATCGGCACCCGGATCGCCAGCCACACAGTCCCCATCACCTTCCTGACGGCAGGCGGCAGATCAGGAAGCGAGTTGAAGTCGAGGCGGTAGGGCACGTTACCCATCACGACCGTCCCCTGTTGTAAATCCTCACGCACCGTCCATGCGGGGCCTCCATCCACTTGATGCTCCGACTCGAAGGCAGCCGTGGCATCGGTGAAGTTCCAAGCAGATAGGTCAATGTTGCAGCTAGGCTTAGTCGGCCACCAGCGGAACAGCCTGCCCGCCTGCTGATACCAGTCGTCGAAGCTGCCGCTCTCACGGGTGAGGGGGACGCGCACCTCGATGCCGCTGTCCGTGCCGCACCCCTCGGTGCTGACATGGTTGACGCGGGGCAGACCGTCCTGCTTGTAGCAGACATAGGTCCGCTTCTCCCCGGCGTGCCACGAGGTCACGGTGAATTGGGTGGTGATGGCGAAGGGGGACTTGGAGCCAAGCCCGAAGCCGCCGATCTGCGTGTTGTCCTGATCCTTAGTCGAGCGGAAGTAGGTCGTGTACAGGGACAGCACATCGTCATGGGAGAGGCCCGGCCCCCAGTCACGGACATAGAACACGGGGTTCGTGTAGGTAGGCAGATGCACATTGATGCTGCTGATCGGGCGACCGACCAGCGTGTGTGCATCCACCGCATTGCAGGTGATCTCGCGGATCACAGCCAGCGTCTTGTTCTGGTAGAGGTTGGACGACAGGATTTCGAAGGCTTTGCTGCTGGCCGCAATGGAGAATGCGCCGCCGCTGCCAAGGCCCCCGGCCTCCACAGTCTCATGTTCACGCATCATAAGCATCGGATCAGTCCTTCTTCGCTCGGGTGTTGTGGACGAAGTTATGTGCTGACTTCATAGACGACGAGACCTTGACCAAATCCCACCGGAAGGAGGTCGCGCCGTAGACAGGTGCCCATACTTTCACGGTGCCGTCAAGCTGCCTGACTAGGCGGCAACCCAGATACGTCTTGCTCATGCGGACGCCCGGCTTCAGTGCAGGACGGACACGCGGGCTTCCGCCATCGACAACGCAATCCATTCGAGTGTCTCCTCATACATAGGCCGGTACAAATCTTGGAAGCGGCGCAGTTGTTCATCGTTCAGCACCATGCCATCGACCACGGCGCTGACCAGCGTCACCTGATCGAGCATGGCCAGACCTTCCTCATCCCCATGCCACTCCCGCCATACCGCTACCGCCGTGCCCGCAACATCGTGTTCGGTGCCATCGTGTAAGACCAGCGGGAACGACACATGGAAAGCTGTCTGTGTCATCTAGTCCTCCGTCTCGGGCATCGGGTTGAAGAACCATACACCCTTGCCCTTGCCAAACTTGCGCTGCCCGAAGCCGAAGGGCACCGGACCCTGCCACCCGTTCTTGCGGGCCTGCGTCTTAGAAGGGAAGAACCCTGCCGCCAGGGCAAGATCCTCCCACTCCAGCCGCTCGACTGGCAACCGAATGACCGGCTCCCCTTCGAACAGTAGGTTGCAATCCCGGTCGGTGGCAAGGGCGTTGACGATGTTCGGCCCTTGCAATCCGAAGCTGAACTTGTCGGCTACAGGAACAGCCATAGCTTGCGCCCCCACCTAATATAAATCCAGCCAAGCGCACCCCTGTAGATGCGCGGGAAGATGAGGAAGGGGCGCGGCTCCATGTCACGCCACCTTCTGGAAGTAGTCAGCGTACTTGCCGGTCGCCTTGAGCATGCCCCGGTCGTTGATGCTGAAGCTCACGAACTTGGCAGGCATGTCGGCACGGGGGATGCGCCCCTGCCACACACCCTTCTCGTTGGTCAGGCGGAAGTCGATGGTCCGCACCCCCTTGTCGAGGTTCCGCAGATCGAACACCCACCCCGTGCAGCGCGGGCAGATATCATGGCACCAGTCCGATACCATGTTGGCGACCCGCTTGCCCTTGACCACCTGATAGGTGGCCGTGAAGGGGCGGTTATACTTGTAGCTGACAATGCGCGCGACTGTTTGCATACCCATGATCGCTCTCCTTGCCTATGCGTTAGGCGTCATGCCCCTCGGGGCGGTTGAATGAAAGACCCGGCAGCACGCTGTCGTCAAGCCCAAAAGTTTGGGCCGCGAGCGAAAGCTCCCACCGCATCCGCTCGTCGCTGACCCAATGGTCCGGCATATCGTGCACATTTTGTAGGCGCTGCAACAAGTTGACATGCTCCTCCATCCATGCCGGGAGGGATAACTCATCCAGCTTGCAGGCATCAGGATCAAACAGACCCGCAATCGAACACCCCTCCATGTCCCCATCGTAAGCGGCGTCAGGAATAAGGATGCCCACCGCACACTTGGTTCCCTCTGGCCCCCGATAAAGGCACGACATATAGTCCGTCGATTGCTCGCCCTGCGTGAACAGGTGCTTGGCTACGGTGTCGAAGATTTCCTGCGGCGTCATGCTTCCTTCTCCTTCTTGCGTTCTTCCCTTTCGAAGTTATCGACCGCCATCATCAAGACATAAAGATCGTGCTGCAAATTGGTCAGATACACAACGTGCTTTGCATTGGTGGTGGCCGCTTCGATAAAGAGGTCCTCATGTTCCGGGTAATAAAAGCCGGGGCACGGCATCAAAACTTTCATCTTCTGCAATGCCTTGTGAACAGCGTCGAAGGCTTCGCTCCGGACCCGACGATAATAGTGCGTGTTAATCTTGTCTAGCTTGGGCGGCAAGATGCTGTCGGCCATGTTCAAGCTCCCACATGGTTAGGGGGTAGGGTATTGAAGGCTTCTTCCTCGGCGCGCAGAGTGTCGAGGTAGGCGGCGAAGTCGATGCGGCAGGCGTGCCCCTGCGAAGCGATGAAGTTGAGGGTGACGAGCAGCATGGCGGCGGTATCCCACCCCAGCGCATCGGCCACGGCCTGTAGTGTTAGCTGCGGATCACGTTCCATTGGTCCATTCCTGTATGTGGGGGAGGCCGTAAGGCCCCCGCCAAGGTTGATTTCCAACGTGACTTCGTGTAGAGTAAGGTCGAGTGGTAGTTTGCCACCCGTCTGTGCTTCTAGCCGGGCGGTGTTTGGCGTGTCAAGAACATTCTCACCTGACATTCTCACCAGAAAAGCGCAGCAATTTCAAGGGCTTACGCATAAAGGTGAGGAAGTGAGAATGGTGAGCGACCATCTTTCCTACCGAGAAAAAGAATATATAGAAAAAGGTTGGATGCATCGCTCACTTCCTCACCGATCGGACCTAAGTCATTGATATCATTAGGCTTTTCGGGTGAGCGTGGGCTTTCCGCATGGTCTCCACCCGCCTTACATACTCACGTTCCAGATGGTCAGCTTGTTCCTCCCGCCCAGCAGCCGCCTTCGACAACTCCCCAATGCTACGCAAGAAAAGTGCGGCTTGGCTGGGCGTGCCCGCGTGCGACCACATGATCCACAGCCCCTCGACTTCCAGTCGATCCCGCTTGGCGTAGGCCCGCAGCCTAGCTATGCGATCTTTCAGCGACAGCCTAGTCCAGTTGTAACTTGCATCAATGTGATGCTTCATGCCCATGCGTATCATGACACACTATCCTCCCGATCAGCCCCATTGGGCGGCCATTGCGTCCGCGATCCCCTGATAGGTGCGGCTGCGTTCCTTCCACCGGTCGGGGCCGGGCGACATCTTGTGTATGCGCGCCTCTCGACCGTCAACTACTTGTGTCGGCACCAGCAAGGGCAGGCCCTTGAGCCAGAGGCAGGTGGCCTTCGTCTCCCCGTGCCCAAACTGCCACGGCTGGACAATCTGATTCGGCTTGCGAATGGCCGTGCTGATCTTGCTGACCGGGTTCTCGATGGCAATGCGGGGGACTGGCGCATCCATCAGCAGGCGCACGAAGTCTAGGGCTGCGCGCTGCTCATCCTGCTTGTCGCTCCACCAGCGGGCACCGGACACGGCGAGGTGGGTGCAAGGCGGGTGGGCGATCATCAGGTCCCACCCGATATTGATGACATCTTGCACGCGGCCCTGATAGTGGGGGCCGGGCCTCTCGGTGGGCAGCAGGTCGCATGACATGGCGTCATGGCCTCGGGCGATGAAGGCATCACGCACGGTGCCGCTGTATTCGCAAGCTACCAGAACACGCATGATACGTGTCTCCAATCTGAGGGTTGCAGGCTTACAGGTTTTTGGGGGCGGGCACAAGCCCCCCGCCGGGCAGGCGGATGCGCGGCTCGCCAATTTCCCGCCGGATTTCGCGGGCCAAGGCTTCCAACGTGTCCTGCCATGCCGCGATCATATCGGCATCGTCCCCGCTGTCGTCCCAATGGCGATCCATCAGCACCAGTACGTCCTCGGCTGCGTGGAAGGCTTCGCGCATAGCCTCGGAGGCATCGTCGCGCTTGTCTTGATTGGACATGGCTTTGGTTCCCTTCACTTGATGGCGGCGCGAGCGTATGCGCCAAGGCGTGCATCGTCAACGCTGGCGGGCGCTCGTTTCACTAGCGTTTCGACCCCAAGGTGGCGGTAGACAAGGTGCCAGCGGGCGCGGGCGAAGCGTTGCGTGCGTGCAACAAAGGTTTCGCCGGGCTGGGCGTCGCAGAAATGTGGCACGATGGCGCCGGAAGGCGTGCTACGGGTGCCCACATATTGCGCGAGCGTTCCGTTGCCACGCCGGAACCACTGGCCAGGCTGCACGCAAGCGGGATCGAAGGCTGCCAGCGGCAGCGCCGAACGAAACTGCATTGGAGTTGCTCCGGTTGGAGGGTGGACGGATTACCAGACGCCGCAGGCTTCAAGGGTGGCGCGGTCCTTATCGAAGGTAGTGCGCGCGGCCTTGGACATGGCGTCGAAGTAGGCTTGAACCTCTTTATGGATGGCGCGCTGCTCGTCCGTCATCATGATCAGGCCGAAGATGGAAGCCTTGTATGGGTTGACGGAAAGCATGGCGCCTTGCCACGCGGCGTAGGCGAGGGTGTTGGAGGGTGGCGCGGCCTTCAGCAAGCGGCCTTTGTTCGGACCACGGGTGCAGATGGCGGCATTGAGCGCAGCTTGCGCGGTAGCTGACATGGACATAGGTATCTCCTATGCAAAGGGTTGCGGGCGAGTGTCTAGCACTCGGGCGACCCCTTGGCAAGTAGGCACCAAGGGGAAGCCGGAAGGCTAGAAGGCGCCGGTCAAGCGGATGCGCCACATGTATTTGTCCGTCATCTCGACTTCGAATCCGTGGCCGCGTTCGGTTAGGCCGCACACAATTTCGAGTAGCGTGCGGATTTCGTGGACGAAGATATCGCGTTGCATGGCAGGGGCTTCCTTCCGGTTAGGCGATGGTGGCGGAGCGGCGCACGATGACGCGGGCCTTCTTGGCGCCCGTGCCATGAGCGGGGAAGATGATAGAGGCGGCGCGGCGCGATGCTTTGGAGGCGGCGCACAATCCGCAACTGGCGCAAGTGACGGGGCTATCCTTCAGGGTGGCGGGGCATGTGATGGCGCGTTCCCCATTGGCGAGGGTAAGGGTATGGCGCTCGCCTTCGGGCAGGTCCGCGACCATGACAACGGGCAGGTCCGGGCAAGCGGCACGGATACGGGCAGCATGTTCCGGGCTATTCGCGGATAGGTTCACGGCTATCCCATAGCGTGCCATGACGCGGAACACTTGGCGGTTGTGCGCGGTCACTTCCTCGGGATCAGCCCCGGCGGCGCGTACATCCTCGGGCAGAACAGGGTAGTGGCAAAAGATGATAGGGTCCGTGCCAGAGGCGGCGCGGGCAAAGTCAATGCATGCGAGCGCATCCAGCCGGTCGCGGGCGCCGGGTAGGTCGCCGCCCGTATTGTGGCGCCAGCGACGGCCGCGCCCGAGATTGGCGACCCATGCGAGGAAGTCAGCCCATGTCCGGACATTGGTTTGCGACCCGTGGCCATCGGCCCGGCGCCATGCTTGGCGCGTATGAAAGCCCGCGCCGGCATAGCAGCCTTCATCTTTCAAGGGGCATGCGTCGGGGCATGTCTTGCTGGCCGAGTAGGTGGCAGGGATCGGGCCAAGCTTGGCATTGCTGGATACGTCCACACATAGGACGTTTGGCGAAGCGTAGGACATAGGGCGGAGCCTTATGCTAAGGTTATGGAGATGTCGCCGGGTGCAATTGTCTCGGCCAATTCGACACAATTTTCGGCGACAATTTCGGCCAGCTCGCGGACGCGGTCCGGCACGATTGCGACCAGCTCCCCGGCGGGGTGCCGTTGCAAGGCCGATTCGATTGCTAGTGCATCGCAGAGGATATCCATGTCGGCTAGGCGCGGGTCGCGGTCATCGCGGAACACCTCCCAGATACCCTCTGCGTTGATTGCGAATTCCTCGGCGGCTTCGCGGTTTGCGAAACGGATCATTACGGACATAGGGCGGAACCTTATGCGTAGGTGGCGCGGTCGGAGAGGCGGATAGCGACCCGCCAATACCATGCGCGCTTGATAGCGTCGCGGAGGATATCGCGGTCGCCCATTGCGCGGGCCAACCAGCACTCCATGCGGGCCAATTCATATTCTTCTTCAAGGTATGTCATGGTGCAAGGTTCCATTGCTGGCCTAGACTGTCACACCATTGCGACAGGCTAGACTAGCAAGGCAGAGGCTTAGGTTACTTAGCCTAAGCCTACCTTACTGTTCGCCCTATTTGTAAGCCATGCGCGGGGCCGCGCATACGTTTATTTCATGAACACAGGTTCGTTCCTGCCTTGTCCCTTGAAGCGTTATCCGTGTTCGGCACCACCTATCTAACGTGCTAGGCTAGATAGATGCCTGTCTTATCTACAGGCCCGGACCTACTTCAAGGCTAGTCCATGCTTGTGGGATTCTCTCGCTAGGTCTCCCACTACCACCACCCCTATCAACCGCATGGCTTGTCGGACCATGCGCGAGGGGTTCCACGATTCGATTGTCATAGAGCGGCGGGGGCGAACCCCTCCCGGCGAGGACCTTAGCGGGGTGCCTCGCCGGTGACCAATAGGTAGGACGGGATCGGGGCGGGGTGTTAGTGTTGTTTGTGCATGGCTGGTATGCGGGGGGTGCATGGATAGGGGCGGGGGAGCTGATTTTCCGGAAGCGGAATGTATACGGCTTGCGGGGTGCGTGCACGCGCGCGAGCATTTCTTACGCGGGAAGGGATAGGTCCGGATCGGTCCTATTGGGTGTGGGATGTGGGGCGGCGGGATGCCGTAGAAATTCCTGCCAGATATTGGGAGGACCGGAAGAATTCCTGCTAGGTATTTGCCATACCGTAGAATTTCTTTCTCCCAACTACGCGAACAGGAAAATAACCTGGCGGCCAGGCATAAATTCCTGTCAACCCGCTTTCCGCATCCGGATCAGAACGAAACCGGCTCGTTGGGAAGAAAGAACAATATGCTTCCGGCCCGTCCTGCTAGCAAACCATTCCGCCAAGCAATCATTCTAGCAGCGGATCGGTTGGGCGCCGGTTTGTGCTGGCAGCCACACGATTCGGAGCTGATTCAATCCGCCTGGCCACCGTATACTGTATGTTGGATTCTGTAGAGGGTAGGCCACGGGG